GTCCATAGTTGGGTTCTCACCGTCCAATCCCCGATACGCCATCGGTTGGGTTAATTTTTACTTTATTAGTACCATAAATGATTTAATATACATGAAGAACAGATTGTCGCTCTCATTATATATATCATCAGTTGACAATATACCGTCAGTTGAGATGTCGTATTTTTCTCCGGCTTTCTCAACTTCTGCATTTACAATGTCGGATATACTTGTTTCATACTTTTCCAGCAAGGTGGTATCAAGCCGACCTCTTGTCTTGGGAGGAATATACATCTCAACTGTCACGCGAACGCTCGCAAGAGCATTCAAGTTGAACTGGCTCTTATCCTTAATTTCTCCCAGACGGATAACCATGAAACCGCCAGCATTTATCTCCTCCTCCAACTTGGTAGGCATTTCCATCGGATAGATGTACTTTGTAACCTTATCTATGAAGAGAGAATAAACATATTGGTATATCGGCATTCGCCTTGCATCAATCACGCTCATGGGATTTGTTTACAAGGATATTCATATATTCTTGATGGTGTCCCCACTACACCTCTATTGATTACTTGATATAATCTTTCACCAATTACTTTTTCTTGAAACGGAACGCTCATATCCCTATTGTTTTAACAGTTGCCTTCCCTGCAAAATCTTCCTTAATATCGTCATATATGGTTGATAACACCTCAAACCTTCGTCTTGGATTTCCAGTATTTCCTCCTTCCAATATAGGAGCATAAGGCACTGTTGCTGCCAGCACCAAATCCCATCCTATATAAGTGGCAGGAGTATAGTTTGCCAAGAACTCGTCAGCAAGCTTTCTTCCATCTATCAGCTTGCCATGATACTTTGAGTTTTTAGTTGCCATCTGATACGGATACAAGTAGCCGCTCCCCTTCAAATTGCCTTGATAGAACACAGCCCAAATATAACTATCAGCCAAGTTGTAAGTCTGGTCGGTAAATCCGCTTTCAGAATATGCTTTCTTCAACAATTCGGGTGCATAGGCTATTAGTCGCTGGGTTTGCTCGCCAGCAAGTCTGTCAAACAGTTCTTGCCGAACCCTTTTCAAACCACTCAAATCAACTTTTACTTTTATCGCCATCCACCTTTTCTATTTGCATATATAGTTATAGCACCTAACATCGAAGGTATGCTGTTATCAACTTGCATCTTAATTTGCTCTCCCATAACATCACATTCTATCCAGTCTTCATTACGTACTGGATTAATATACTTCCCGTCCTCTCCTTTTATCAAAGGAATAGAAACAACGTAGTCGCTTGTTTGAGCGGTCGAACCGGATTCAGCAACAGAAAGATTCACGTCCATTACTCCTTCGTAGACGGTATCTTCTTCATCGTCGCCCATAGAACTTTCGATGATTCTGTATATACGTCCCGAAAAAGGAAATTCTTCTATGTCACTGAATGAAATCATATCACATCTATAATTTTCAAAAGTTTAATCTTTGGGCGAGCAGAGATAAGAACCTCGTAATTCGGGTCGTTATACCTCTTATATATACCCAAAGCATAACTAATTTTATTACTTTGATAGATGTCCGTTTCTGAACCAACTGTACGCTGGAAGTTATTATGAGAGGCAGATTGAGATGCTGTACTTGAAGGGCTTAACAACACTGCGGTAAATATTATATCGGCAGTCATTAAATCCTTTTGTTCTTTGGTCAACGTCATAGCATCCTCGTTTACATCTGTGATGCCGCGGTCAAGAGCAATTCTCATAAATGTATTCTCCTCAAACGAATACCGACAAGATGAAGAAAGCCATTCAAGTATAGTCATATATAACCCTCCAAGTTTAAGAACCAGCAGACGTAGTATCAACAACAATGTGTTCCATAAACTCGGTCAGCACTGGCATATAACGACCGATAGCATCAGTATGATATGCCTTGTAGATACCGTTAGGAACTACCTTGTTGATAATATAAATCAAGTCATTCTGTGTAGAAGCGATTGAATAGTCAATCGTCTTGTTTGCTTCACGCTGCAACAAGATAACATCGGCAACATCAGAGTGAACGACCTTACCAGCAAAGCCAATAGGACGCAGAACTGCTACACCCGACTTCCAGCCTTGTACAGTCTTAATCGTCTTGATGTCTTGTACCACTTGTTCCTCTTTCACAATGCGGATAGGAGAAATCTTAGATACAGAAGAACGAGAATACTGAATAAGCTGCTCCCAAGAAATGATGTTAGTATCAATGCCGGAAGCACCATTGGTTACAACAATAACCTTGTCGGGCGCATACAAGCGAATCCAACGGTTAACTTCTTCCTTGAAGTATTTGTTGTTCAACAAGTAAGTGATAACCATGTCATACGGCAAATCCCATTCCATTGTACCAGTAAATCCAGTACGGTCACGGAAATCTTTCTCAATCTTTGCCATTTGTTCCGGAATGTTAGCTTCTGCGTTCGTCCATACTTCCTTACCAGCCTTAACAAAGTTTTCAGTAGGCACATACTTCGGGAACTCATGTACGACACCGGACATACCACGAGAATCAGCATTGCTGTACTGACCTCCCTTAGACAAAGCTTGTGCGGCAATGTTAGAAAGACGGTAGTTGTGTGTCTTAATCAAGTCAGCAACACCACGTACATAACCTTCCAACAAAGTAGCATTAGCTTCACCAAGTTCATTCAAGCGTGCTTTCAATTCCTCTTTTGAAAGAGAAGTTTCAAACAAGCCTTTACCGAACTGAGGGATAGTACCAGTTCTCTGTTCCCAGCCTTCGTTATCCATCTGAGCAACTTCACTCAACGGTGTCATTGCATCAGCCATCGGAACGGGGCGGCGAGTAACATTATAGATAGTATAAGCAGGGTCAAGCTTCGGGCGGCTCATGTCAATAGGGTACTTGCCACCATCAACAGTAAAGTGTTCCTGCCAGAAGAACTGGTTTGCATCCATGACGATTTTCTCGTCAATGAGCGTCTGAATAAATGCGCTCGTACCGTCAGAGTTTACCAAGCCTCTTTGATAGAGTTGGCTTACTAACTCGTCGGGATTAAATTGATATTTATATGCGTTTGCCATAATTCTACTCCTTTCCTTTAGATTTCAAATACACCTTCGATGTAGTTGCGGTTCTTAGCCAATACATACTTCGGAAGCGGTTGCATACGTTCAACAAATGCACGCTTGCCATAAACAGTGTTGATGTTGTGCTGAACATCTGTAACTCCCCAGCGACCATCAGTCGGAGCGAACTGTGTATCTACTTCGATGAAGGTATTCGGGTTTTTAACCAACACAGTAGCGTCGTTAGCAGCAGCAGTTGCAACATCACCCTTGCTATCAGCAGCTTCAACCAAAATATCATCAGTAGTCAGAGCACCGATTGCAGTGTCAACAGTAAGAATAAACTGCTTGTCCTCTTCATCGAACTCAACAGATGTAACCTTACCAGACTGCCCCTTAGTTTCAACTGTATCGGGAGCTTTCATAAGTACATTGCCTACTTCGGGAATGTGAGAATAGCCAGAACCATCTACATATAAAGTAGTGTCTGTACCAGCCTTCGTAGCCTTTGCCACCTTAAACGTTTTCAGAAGGAAACCGGGTTTCCACAATCTGTATTCGTACAAGTCAGCCGCAAAAGCATAGCCAAAACCCTTATACGGGTTTGCAATGGTAGAGCCATAGAGGACGTTGGAACGTTCCTCGTGATTGGCGTCCTTCCACCATACGAACTTGCCACCTCTAAATTGTTTAGCGGAAGCAAAAAAGGTTTCTAAATTAAATTGTGCCATTTTTTTAATATTTAAAGTTTGACGGGTTTTATGGCAGCAAGGTAGTCTTCCATTGTTGTTTTCTTTCCGTCCGGAGATAATGGTGTAATATCACCAATAGAGCTTCTGAATATATCTTGATAATCTTTCAGCAGTCTTTCTGCCTCGGCATTAACATCAGCATCAATTGCGATATTCTGCTTACCAAGATAGTTACGAAAAGATTCATGTAAATCTTCCCTCACCTTAGACTTGGCTGTATCGTATATCTGATTGCGAACAGACTTCGTTTTCTCTTGCAATTCAAACTTTTCCAGCCTATCAAGTTTCTCTTTGTACTCGGCAGGCAACTCAAATTTCGGAGGCTCTTGATTGCCTTCTCCACCATCATTACCTTTTTCAGCCTTTTTCTTCCATTCTTCAATCTGAGATTTATATTCAGCTTCCTTAGCTTCAAATCCCTTAGTCGCTTCTGAGAATGCGTTCTTTCTTGCATGTCCGCTACTTTCAACTGAAATATTCAATGCGGCTACTAAGCCAGCATCTTCAATCGGAGCATCCTTGTAAGCTTCTGCAAATTTCTCAGAGAACTTATCTCTGAATGTTTCACTCAAATCAAAATTACGTTCTTCGCAAATCTGATTAACTTTAGATAAAACTTCTTCTTTTTGTGCCATTGTTCGTCAATGATTTTATTAGGCGTTTATATCCAAGCTTACACTTGAATAATTTGACGTTTCATCGAGCCGCTACTTCTTAGGGAGCTTGTGCTCCGGTCGTCCATAGTTGGGTTCTCACCGTCCAATCCCCGATACGCCATCGGTTGGGTTAATACTATTTTAAATCACTCTGCGTAGCTTGGTTTTCGCTACATTGGCATTAGGTTATATACTAAGTGTCACTTTGTATATAAGTGCCTTTTATTATTTTGAACAAAAATAAATAGCTTTTTCGTTACTCATACTGTGGTTATCGAAAAAGTAGCATATTTATTTTAAGGTGTATAGCTTGTTTTTCGATAAGTGGCATATATCGAAGCTTAGATTGCGTATTTTTGTAGAAAAATAGAGAACCATTATGAGCGAGAAAATACAGAAAGACAAAATTGTTAGTCCATTGCCGGGTTGTCAATATGAAGCTATCCGAAGCAATGCTGACTATGTTGTGCTTACTGGTAGTGGTGGAGGTGGAAAAAGTTTTACATTAGGATATGCACCAATTTCATATCTATATGAAAACCAAGGGGCAAAAGCTGTATGGTTCATGCGTAATGTTGGCGACTTTTTTGACGCTGGTAAAGTAGTGGATGGTCTTAAAGAAATATATCCGCTTATTGATAGACGTTTCAGAATACAACCAAGAGAACCTATTGGAGAAGTCATTAAGGTTCAAGACGATATGGGTGTGAAGTTTTTCAATAGTTCTGAAATCAAATTCCAGCAGTTGAATAATGAAAGTCCCACTGTAATAGATAAGATATTCAAAGGATTGCAGTTTAAGAAAGCCATATTTGAAGAATGCAATAAATTTGAATGGAGGACTATTTCTACTTGTCAAACCCGTCTGCGTGCAAACACTAAGGGTAAAGCTCAAATATATCTTGCCCAAAATCCGGAACGTGAATGCTTCATACGTAAGCTATGTGGCTGTGGCAAGAATGGTGGTGGATGGATTGGAGATGATGGAAAACCCATTAAAGAAATGAATGGAGTTGTTCGGTTCTTCCACATTGTAAAAGGTAACTTGGATGAAGTCTATTGGGGAAATACTAAGGAAGAGGTTTATTCTAAATGCAAAGACATTATAGATAACCTTTTGCAGATTGACCCGGATATGTCTTATGAGGACTTTATTATGAGCATGGTATTTTTTACTTTTGATGTGAGGGATAACCAAGCTATGCTTAAAGCAAACAAAGGTTATCGCGCTATGGCTGCAACATCTGTGCTTGCAGATTCAATGTATGAACCTAATTGGAATTTCTCTATACAAGACGAAAAAGAAGAAGAAGAAGAAGATAATCTTTCCGAAGTGACAGAGGATGATATTCTCAATATGTTTACTCATGTTTCTCCATGTAAATGCAAGAAGGAGCGTATTACCGTGGATATGGCAACTACTGGGGAGGATAACTTTGTAATGAAGCATTGGGTAGGTTTCCATTGTGACGATATACAATATTGCATGAAAAACTCTAATCTTGAAGCTGTAAAGATGATTAAGCAGTTTATGGTTAAACATGGATTGACTGATAAAGAGCTAATCATTGATGTGCAAGGTAACGGCTTTCTAAAAGAGATTTTCAATCTTGTGTCAGCAAACGGTGGAGGTGTCGCATTCTCCGGAGCGATTGCCGCAACTGCTAAAGGAAAGAAGTTGTATGAAAGATTTAAGGATGAAGCTGCACACCTTGCTGCCCAAATGATAAAGGCTGGATTGATAACCTATGACAGACAGCTTGCTAAAATGAGATATACACATCAGAAGCTAAAGCGTGAAGGCTCTACTACTGTCTTAAAGCAAATGCAATTTGAGAGCAGAATATTCAAATTTAAACGCTTGCCTTCGGGACGAATACAGTTTGAAGGAAAGAAGGAACAACATGCTCTGATAAAAGGCTTTTCTCCCGACCTTACAGACAATATCATTATGCTTTGTGGGGGATTGTGTTATGACTGTTATAGGGAATTGGCTGGTGCTACTGGTGGAGAATTGAGAAGGAAATTATCTCTTGAAGATATAATGAACCAAGTAAATGGTACTGCACAACCAACAAGGGAGAGAGGAAAGATTACTAATTCAGATAAGATATTGAAAATTTTAAGCAGCATATAAAATGGGCAATTATATAGGACTTGACACTTAAATGATTATCTTTGTACATGCAGCGAGTAGAGCGACATATAGCAATAGGCAACAAGCGGTTGGATGAACTTTGCTTCCTATCCAAGAACTTGTACAACTACGTAAACTATCTTATTAGACAAGAGCTTACGCAGAACAAGAAGTTTTTGTCTGAATATGAAGTTACTACCATGCTCGCTAAAGATAAACAAACGGACTACATAGCCTTACTTTCACAGACAAGCCAGCAGATTATAAAGATACTTTTCAAGAATTGGAAGGTATTCTTTAAACTCTGCAAGTTGAAGGACAAACTGAAATCCCGTCCCAAGCTTCCCAAATACAAGCACAAGACAAAGGGACGCAATATTGTGGTATTTACCAACCAGCAGTGTAAGTTGAAGGACGGATATATCCATTTCCCGAAACGTGCCGGGATAGAACCAATAAGAACCAAAGTGGATAACTTGTGCCAAGTGAGGATAATCCCACAGTGCAGTTGCCACATAATAGAAGTAGTTTATGAAAAAGAGAAAGAAGAAGCCACCGAACTGAACGATACGGCTTATCTAAGTATTGACTTAGGACTAAACAATCTCGCCACATCATTTGACCCACAACACAACTGTTGTTTTGTCATTAACGGCAGACCGCTAAAGTCCATGAACCAATTCTTTAATAAGCGCAGGGCTTTCCTAATGAGCTTGATAGGTAGTCGGGGAATGAGCAGGCGTATCGGACGGTTAACTCTAAAGAGAAACTGTAAAGTACACGACTATATGCACAAAGCTTCAAGATTCATAGTCAACTATTGTAAGAATAACCACATTGGAAATATTGTGATAGGAAACAACAAGGATTGGAAGCAGAACTGCAATATGGGCAAGGTAAACAATCAGAACTTTGTGAGCATTCCCTTTGAGAAGCTAATCTCCATGATACAGTACAAGTGCGAAGAGGTCGGGATTAAGGTCATAATCACAGAAGAGAGCTATACTTCCAAGACAGACCACTATTCAGACGAAGCCATGTGCCACCACGAGAACTATATGGGAAAGCGTATAAAGAGAGGTCTATTCCGTAGCGCATCGGGCAAACTGATAAACGCTGACCTAAACGGAGCAATAGGAATTTTAAGAAAAGTAGTCGGTGAACGCCTTTGGCAAATAGCCGATAGAGGTGTAGTGGCAACACCATCAAGAATACAATTTGTATAACTTTAAATAAATGTCATAAAAATGATAACGAGAAAAAACATTGATTGGTATTTGTCAGAACCAACGCGGCTGTTGTTGAAGAAGCCTTTTACAAGAGGTGGAAATTTTCAGTCGTGCAAAACTTATATTGGTGATGTTACACTTAACCAAAAATCAACTGCCCAGTTGAGCGATTTGACATTGCAAGAGGTTTCACAAGACCTCTATCTGAGAGAGTACGACCCTTCTCTACACAATATAAAGTATAATAATTCAATTCCTAAGATTGCAGTCAGAGTTGGAGATACTGATATAGTCATAGATGAACTTGTGCTGACAGTTTCTTTGCAAAAGAATATTCATGCGGCACATGTTCTTCATCTCACTGCTAATCCTATTTCTTTTACTCTCTGTAATATAGAGAAGAACGATACCATCAGTAAGAAGTTTCAGAACTTCAAGCTGGAATGGAACATGAGGAATATGGAGCAAATCAAGTACGAACTAATATCCAAGCAGAAGAAGGTTGGCGATGCTGGCGTACTATTCAAATTTGACCCTATAAAGAAAAAGGGAACAGTTAAAGTCTATTCCTATGATGATGGATATTCTGTCATACCCAACTACAATGAATATGGAGAAGAAATTTCACGCTCCTTATTTTATAAGATAGATGATTTGACAGAAGTCATTGATACATTCGATGATAAGTACCTTTATCGTTCAATACGAAGCAAAGAAGGAGAACCTACCAATAATGGATGGGTTACTGAAAGGATTCTTCATGGGTTTAGCCGTAATCCTCTTGTCTACCATAGAGGCAAAGTAGCTTGGGAATATTCTCAAAGTATAATTGAGATAATTGAATTGCTTACAAATATACATGCTGTGACATTAAAGCGGTTTGGTACTTGGGGATTAGTCTTAAAAGGGGAAATGAATGAAGACAGTTTCAAGCGAGATAACGGCACATTAGTTATCAATCTCCCGGCAGACGAAGGTTCAAGCTACAAGACAGAAGCAAAGACTTTGGAGTTTCCAGAGCCGGAAAGTATGATTGCTTATCTGGAATATTTGCTGGAACAAGTTTCAATCGCTTCATCTGTCAGCTTTATCACTCCAAAGGATATCACTAATACTGGAAGCGGTGGCAACGGCATTGCATTGTCTATGCGTAATGATATTGCACTGGCTACTCAAAGTGTTGCTGATTGGTCTGATTCTATCAATGAGATAACCTATCTCTTCCAAGAGATGTTAGGATTGGAAGAAGACCAGACGAATGCTTATACAGATTTGAAAATTAAAGCCAAACTGAATATTTGGAGCATGGAAACCAACAATACTAAGATTACCAACTTAGCTATGGAATCTAAATGGATTTCCCGACAAACATTGATTGAAGAATCTCCGTCTTCTGCACCGGATGAACTTGACCGAGTAGAAAAAGAGAAAAAGCAAGAAGAAGAAGATGCTATCAAGCAAGCTGAAAAAGCTGAACGGATAAGCAAGAACAACAATACAGAGATTATCGAAACTCCTAATAAAACTACTTACAGTAGCAACGTTTAAAATAACAATATCATGGATTGGACGCAGATTTTAGTATCAATACTTGGAGGAGGAGGTTTCTTAGGTGGAATAGTTTCACTTGTAAATATGAAACCTTCTCGCAAGAAAGCGATGGCAGAGGCTCGGACAGTTGAGATTACGAACCTTGAAAAGTCAATATCAATAATGGAGAAAAGCTACAGTAACATACAGACGTATGTGAACAAGGAAGTAACCCGTATTGAAAACGACCTTTCAGAACTGAAAAAAAAGTATGAAGAAAAAGTTATCTCTATACGGCAAGCATACATTTGCAAAGTACCAAGCGAAGAATGTCCGGTGCTGTTAAAGCAAGCAAAGTTTGATATGGCACATGAATGTGAAGAATGTAGAGGCTGTGAAAAGAATGAAAAGAAGGAGGACTGAAAATGAATATAAAGAACTATTTTAATATCAAAGAGCTTGTATGCAAGCATGTATATAACAAGTTTGGAGAAATGGCGTGGACGTTTTTTGACCCACGGCTGCTTGAAACAATGTGTGTCATACGAGAAAAGCTTGGCAAGCCTATAACTGTCAATACTTGGCATTCGGGAGGAAGTCTGACACAAAGAGGACTGCGCTGTAATGTGTGCCAATTAGTAGCTGAAAAGACACGATTAGAAAAGGTGTATGTGTCTGCACATCTACAAGGAACTGCGCTGGACTTTGATGTGAAGGGAATGACCGCTTTGGAAGTTCGTAATTGGATTAAGGCAAATCAGATACTTCTCCCTTATCCGGTACGCTTGGAACAAGATGTCACTTGGGTACACTTAGATGTACGTACTGATGGAAGTAATGGCAAAGTAACCTATTTCAAAGGATGAAAAAGGTTCTTCTCCTAATAATCCTTTTGCCTCTTTTGTTTTCATGCCGAACTGCAAAAGACTTGGAGAAAAATACAGAAATAAAAGAGATTATCAAAGAACGGCATGACACTTTAACAGTACACACAAGAGATAGTATCTATTTTTCTGTTATTCAAAAAGGCGATACTGTTTTTAATACTAAGTATATTGAAAAAATCAAGTACATAGACAGAACAGTCATACAGAATGATACTATATATCAAGAGAAAGAAGTCATTAAGGAGAAAGAAGTCATTAAGAAGCATGTTCCATCATGGTGCTGGTGGCTTTTACTAATTAATGCAGCAATCATAGGAATAATCGGAATTAAATATTATGTAAGATGGCGAACGAAGTAAACCCTATACTGAATATATACAATGAAGATGGTACTCCCTTCCACGACATCAGTCTGAGAAAACACACTTTCTCAACTATTGTTATGTCGTTAAATGACAAGATAGAGGGAGAGTTTTATTATAAAGACAATTCACTTTCGTTTACTCTGCAAGAATATGTAGAGTATAAAGGAATAAAGTACATACTTAAAAATCCTCCCGTAGTTGTTAGAAAAGGAATGACTTCGGAAAACAGCGAGGCAAAGGGAATGACTAAATATAGTTGTACTTTCTACCATGAAATGATTGAATTGTACAACATTCCCTTTACTGACATTGCTATTAGTAGCAGTGAGGAAAGTTATCGCAGCGAAAAACGGACTTTCTCGTGGATTGGTACATTAAGCATGTTCGTTCAAAAAATCAACTCATGTCTTGTCGGAACTAAATGGACTTGCAAGTTGCAGCCAACATTTGTAGATGATGGGACAATGAGTGATGTGTTATCATTCAGCAATCAATTTATTTCAGACGTTTGCAAGACTGCATACGAAACATGGAAAGTTCCATTTGTAGTTGATGGATATACTATTTGGTTTGGCAAGCCATCTAAGGAAATACTCGACGATGAAAACAAGCCATACATATTCAAATTCGGACAAGGTGTAGGACTGAAAAACAACGATTGCACACCAAAGAATAATAAGGTCATTACTCGTATTGCTGGATATGGTAGCAACATTAATATTCCGTATGGCTATCCTATAATTACAGATGCAGACGGAAATCGCATTGAGCACCCATATACTCGTGACACGTTAATGCCATCAGTATATGTAGAGGCAGTTAGAAATAAAGTCTTGTTTGGTTCTAAAAAACCTCTTATTGACTACTATGACGCAGATAGCAGCTATCCTACTCCTATCAATCCTCTTGCACCAGTATTCCATATCCAAGAATTTTCCAGCATACAACCTACTATTGAAGGTATGACATACAAGGGACAAGCTATTGACTTGTTCAAAGAAGTAATAGTACCAGAAGGTGGCTGGGATGATTATATTGACCCCGAAACGGGAGAGGTTAGACAGTCGTATTTTGATGTGACGCTTTATCCTCTTGGCTTTGACTTATATGCACAAGCAGCAGTTACAAGTGGAATGACCTTCTCCATGAAGTCCGGTGACACATTAGGAGCTAACTACGAGGTAGCAGTAGATTGGGAAGATGTAAAAAAGAACTTCTATGTAACTGATGAAGCTGGAAACATTGTATTCAAACCAAATGGAGAACAGAGGGACTATGCTAAATATCCAGACAGTACAGACCAAGCTATTACTATTAAACTGACAAAGGACTTAGATACATTTGGTACGATAATGCCAAGCAAGTTCCAGCAAGTTAAAACTGGCGACAAGTTTGTCATATTGCACATTGAAATGCCACAAGCATATATAGACAAGGCACAAGAACGTTTGGACGTCGCCATGAAAAGATATATGCTTGAAAATAATATGCCTTTGTATGACTATCCTTTGAGCTTCGACGAACACTTCTTGGAAACAAACCAAGCAATTCTTGCGCAGATTAAGCCTAATACTATTGTCAGATTCTTGTATAAAGACAATGAGGACGCTATGGAATTATCCGTAAAGGAAATGTCAATCCAATATGGTACAAATCCCCTTCCTACTTATAATATTACCTTAACGGACGAAGTGTCTATTGTACTGAATCAGATAGGACAGATAGCTGATGGACTTAGCAAGTTAGGAAGCCAAGTAGCACAGTTACAAGCTATTTATGGACTTGACATTGTAGGCGAACTGAACAAAAAACTCAGCAGAGTTAAAGATGATACCGCACAAGGAATGATAACTTTCTTGCGTGGATTGAAAGTCGGTAGCTATGTGACCGGAAGTACGGGTGGTATATTCTATGCAGATACAGACGGAAAATCACATGCAGAGCTTGATTATCTGACAGTAAGAATGAAAGCCATGTTCTATGCTTTGGAGATTATCAAGACCGGAGTTATCGGAGGTCGCCAAATGATTACTCCCGGTGGTGCAATCGAATGTATCAAGATAGAAGATAGAAATGATATACTTGACGAAGAAGGTAACAAGACTGGCGAAAATGTTTGGGACTATTGGAGATGTTACTTCTATCAAGATGATGGTACAGAAGCGTTAGATAATCGTTTCCGCGCTGGGGATATGGCTTTAGCACAAGACTTCAATATTAAGGAGGGAGTTTATGAGAATGTGTCAAATCATTACTTCTGGCGTTTAGTCGTAAACGTAGGAACTAATTACATTGACATCTCAAAAACTGATGCTGATGCAGCCAGTGATGCACCACGAGTAGGAGATACCATTTGCCAATTAGGTAATAAGACCTTTGTTGATGCAAATGGTGTTACTCATGTAGAGGACAAGACAAGACAGAATGCAATTATCTTTAGTGCAGTTGACACTTTCTCACCAAGTATGACTTTATATGCTGGCATAAACAGCTATTCATACCTCAACAAAGAGTATGTGTCCTATGGTGTTGATAAGACCACAAATCTAGCTTATATGAACGTCTATGGCAACTCTTATATCGGAGCAAGAGATAAGAGCAGCTATATGAAGTTTGATACGGTAACTGGTGTTGAGATAAAAGGTAAACTTGTAACTAAATCCGGCAAAGACGTTGAGGAAACATTCAACAGCTTTCAAGACCAGATAGATGGAGTAAAGGAAACTTGGTACGGAGAATATACACCAACTCTTACTAATCAGCCAGCAGTTGATTGGAACACAGAAGCTTTGAAAAAACGGCATGAAGGTGATGTATTTACCAATATCCAAGAATATGTCGATGATGAAACTACTCCCGATGCAGGCAAATCATGGAGATGGGTAAAGACGGGAGATACATGGGGATGGAAGCAGATTGCAGATAATGACACTTCAAAGGCTTATCTTGAAGCAGCTAAAGCGCAAAAGGCAGCAGAAGAAGCTAAGAAAGAAGCCAATGACGCAAAGCAGACTGTAACCAATATGAAAGACTTCACAGACGAAGCCTTTAAAGACGGTATTGTTGACAGACAAGAAGCTGCTGCGATTGAGAAATATTTGAACTCAATTAAATCAATACAGAAGAGCGTAGCTGAATCTTATTCTAAGGTTTATGGTAATCCTTTATTGTCCGGTACTGCTAAGGTAGAACTAAAAACCGCTTATGATGGATTTAATGTGGCAACTACCGAGCTTATTACTGCTATTGATGATGCCATAGCTGACGGAGTAGCTACCTCAACGGAAGTCGCTTTGGTAGATGGTAGGTACGACACCTTCAATACCAAATATGGAGATTTTATAGCTTATTTGAATGCAGCCAACAACTTTATCCAAGACAAAATAAACACTTCCGCAGAAGATGCGAAGAAAGCTGCGGAAGAGGCTCAAAAGGCGGCAGATGCAGCTAAAGCAGAAGCGGAAGCAGCAAAACAAAGATTGGATAAGTGGGCAGAAGATGGAGTTATATCTCCTACTGAAAAACAATCAATCAAAGACGAGATAGTCCGCATAGACGCTGATAAGACTAATATTACAGCAGGATATACTTTGTATTCATTGGGTAGCCCTACGGGTTATCTGAATGCTCATAGCAATTATCGTGCAGTGTTGGTTACATTATCTGCTTCTACTCCCGAAAATATAACTATACCTTCTGACTTCGCTTCAAAGCAATCTGCATACTACAATCAAAGAACGGCAGCTTTGAATGCCATCAGTGACGCAGCTAAGGCAGCAGTAGATACCGTTAAAAAAGATTTGGCTGGTTATGAATATATAAAGAAAGCGTGGAAAGAGAGTACCACAATCGAAGGTGGTGTTATTCAGAATGCGTTAAACATGCTGGGATATACTGACCCGGTAGCTGGATTTAAAGTAATGTCCGGTATGAATGGTGTCTATGATGCTACTAAGGTCGGTGGAGGTATCGCTTCTTGGTATGGCGGTTCTATGAAGGATAGAGCAGATTATACAGAAGCAAACATGCCATCAGATGTAGCAAAGGCTATCATTCGTATGGATGGCTCTGGCTACCTTGCAAGCGGTGCTGTATGGTGGGGGACTGATGGTGTTTTCCATGCTGACCCACAATCATTCATCATCAAAGAAAATCAGCTTGGCGACTATGTTTCTCTATTCCAGATTGTATATCGTTCTGGAACTCCGAAGACTATTAGCTACATGATACCACAATATCCAATGCAGAAATTGACAGTTTCCGACTACATCGAAATAGGAACAACTGGGTATCGCATTGGAGTAGATAGTGCCAATAATGCTATTAAAGTCTATAAAGAAGATGGCTCGGCAGTTAACTTCTACGCAAGCGGTGCTGTATCTGCAAAAGGTATCAGTTCTGGTAGTGGAGGTGGAGGAGGCGGTGGGCTTATCCAAACCGTTTATGGATATTCAAGTTTAGGTGGTACATTCGCTGATTCAACATTATCAGACACCTTTAACGCATACACTATCAACAAGTTGGCAAGTAGAATTACTGAACTTGAAAAGAATGGTGGTGGAGGTACTGGCATTGCTGGTATCAAAGTTAACAGCCAAACTTATGTGCCAGACACAAGCAAGTATATTACGCTCCCAAACTACCCTTCCACTACTATTACTGGAACGGGAAATGTCCTTACCAACGCTACTTATGACAATAGTACGCGAGTACTGACATTAACTAAAGGCAATATTGCTACTACCGCTAACCATTTAGAGAGATATGCTCAAATAACCTCTACTGCGATAGATACTGTATCTACATTTACAGCATCTAAGACATCTGTATGGGAGGCAAATGGTACTGCATATGGAACTACTGGTGCTAATGATACTGTATTAAACATTGGTTCTGCGGCAAATAGGTTATTCCAATTAAGAGCAGCCTATAATTCTGATGATTTTTACTTTAGAGGTGTTGGTGCAAGTTCTTTCAGAACTTGGTATAAAATACTTCACGAAGGGAACTACGCCTCTGCCTTAGATAGTAAATATCTGAAACTTTCTGGTGGAACATTGACGGGAACACTAACTGTTGGAGATACTTCAACTTCTGCAACAGTAGCTACCATTAAATCAAGTAATGCATCTGGAACTTATATTCAATTTGTAAATGGCACAACGCCTACAGTTAAAGTAGGATATAATATTTCTTATGGAGCTTACCTATACAATGATAAACTTAATAGCCATCCTACATTATGTTTAGGATTAGCTGATAATTTAAGAGGTGCTATAATATACAGATATGCAGGAGTTAATTATAATGTATGGCATTCCGGAAGTCTTAAACCATACCAATTCACTAATTGGGCTGATACAAGAAGCGTAAATCAAGTGCCTAATGACTATAATAGTTTATTTATTATGAGAGGCATTAAGAATTTAACTACTATTGGTCTTTCAGCTGGTGGAAGTTATGCAACTGTATGGGGATGGAGAGGATGGTCGGATAAAAGTGGAGGGCATGCTTGGGAAATAGCTTCAACTAATGAAGATTTATATACTCGTCACGGAGAAACTACTTCTTGGACTTCTTGGGCAAAGATACTTAATAGCTCCAATTATCAAAACTATCCAAATACAAGAGTAGGAGTTAGCACCATTTTGCTATACCCAGAAGAAAATAATAGGATTAACTTTGGAGGTACATATACAGGTAATAACTATATCTTTTTTGGATATACTTCAAAAGATAATAGACCAAGACCTACTGAATATCATTTTGGGCAAAATGATGCAAGTTTACATGGGAAATATTTCCAGTCACATATACCTACTGGCACACAGCCGTTTCAGTGTGTATCTACTACTACGTGTACGAATTTGAATGCGGATATGGTAGACGGATATCATTCTAATGATTTAACTAAAAGGGTGTTTATCGCTGGAATACCCGGAGGTGCAGGTTCTAAATGGATAAGAATTGGTGTTTTAAAATATCCGGGTGCAAGTGATTCTAACACTGTAATGATAACTATATCGAATTCTTATTCATATTCAATGAATAGGTCTGTAACTTTTATAATATCATTGACACATCATGCAAGTAAACCTATAATAACACAATTGAATGGTTTTCCTGCTCCATTTGCAGCAGTAAGAATTTTAGCTCCCAAAGACAGTAATGGAAGTTATACATATGGTGATAGATATGTAGACATATCCTATTTTACTTCAACTATAAGTGAAGCATCCAATACTATTTATTTAACTGCTATAAATCTTAATTATAATGATTCGTATCATTTTATTCCAAATAAAAACTTTGTAGATGGAACAACTATTCCCTCTAATTATGGTAAAATATGGGATTTCCCTTTTACTACTGGCTTAGGTAGTAATGCTAATATATATTCACAAGATGGTTTGATTAAGGGAGGGACTTTAAACCTTAGTTCTACAAGTACTTTTTCGGGACATGCAACGTTTAACGGTGGAATCACTGGTACTCTGACGGGTAACGCTTCTACAGCAACTACTTTACAGACGGGTCGGACGATTAATGGTACTACATTTAATGGCTCTGCAAACATTACAACTTCTTATTGGGGGACTACGCGGACGTTCTATATAAACGACCCAAGCGGAGCGCATTATAACTCCTATTCAGTTAATGGGTCGGGCAATGTAGATATGTACTTGCCTTCGACTATGACGGGATTTAGTTCCATTACAAGCACGACCTTTAGTGGCTCACTATCCGGCAATGCAAGTTCTGCATCAACTGCGACTAAACTCACTACAGCGCGTACTATCTGGGGACAAAGCTTTAATGGTACTGCGAATGTCAGCGGAGCTATGACGGGAGTTACAAGCATTACTGCAACTGGTCTTATAAGAACTTCAAATCTGTTCTCTGCTGGCGATGGAGGAAGCGATAATGCGTATGGTTATTATAACTGTACTCGTCCCAATACAGCTAATACCGGATATGTATGCTATGCAATGGTTAGAATTGGTACTATAGCAATGGGACTTGGATATTATAATAATGAAATTGTTTTAGGTAATGCAAATACTTCAAGACAATTTAGTGCAAAATGGTTACAAATAAGTGGCGCAAGACTATTAATTAATGGCAATATAGAGGCAACTGGCGCAGTTACAGCCAAGTCTTCCTCTTCTGACATAAGATTGAAGAAAAATATCAAAGAATACAATGCTTTGGATATTATTCACAAGTTAAAGTCAGTGAAGTATTACTGGAATGATACCGCAAAAGCAAACTCTCCAATCTTTAATGACAATGAGGAGCATTACGGACTTATTGCACAAGACTTGCTAATAAATGGATATAGTCAATGGGTAAGTAACTGTTTTAAAGATTATTATGTAATACAATACGAACGTTTAATACCCGTATTATGGCGAGGTATTCAGCAAGTAGATAATGAGGTAGCTACCCTCAAAAAGAAGATAGCTACCTTAGAAAAAGAACTTAGTTCTGTAAAGAGGCAACTAAGCCTTTAAGCCTATTAATCTCTGATTTAGCATGTTCCAATTCCTTTCTCATTCGTTCTTGCTCTGATTCAACAAGACGGATAGAAAGGATATTGGCTTGCACAGAACCAATGATTGTTGCGGTGAACTACCCACGAACTAAAGATTCGTGGGCTTCCGACTTCACAGAGGAATGCCCTTTCAAAAGATTAGGTCTTCTATCCTCTCCATCGGTGTAATCGACAGTCCCTGCCGATATATTATTTAATCCTAATTTTAGGATATTGATAGCAGCATTTACATCTCTATTATGATGTGTACCGCAAGATGGGCAACCCCATTCTCTTACTTTCAAGTCTTTTATTTCGCTATTACGATAGCCACAAACATTACAAAGCTGAGAGGATGGAAAAAACCTATCAATCTTAACTACATTTCTACCATTCCAATTAGCCTTATATGTTAGCATAGTGACGAATGTCCCCCAACTTGCATCAGTAATTGATTTAGCAAGTTTATGGTTTCGTACCATACCTTTCACATTAAGGTCTTCAATACAAATGGTGTCGTAGTTAGAGATTAGAGAGTGAGAACACTTATGCAAGTAGTCCATACGGCAATTAGAAATCTTCTCATAGAGTTTAGCAGCTTTGAGCCTTTGGTTTTCGTACTCATTACTACCTTTCTTTTTTCTTGAGAGGTGTCTCTGTGCTACTGCAAGTTTCTTCTCATATCTCTTTGTGTATCTATTATTCTTGAATACTTCACCATCAGATGTTATCAGTAGGTCTTTCAAACCTAAATCTACACCAACTGCTTTATTAGCAGGTGCAAGTTCTTGATACTCCTCTATTGTGAATACTGATACAAAATACTTTCCTGTTGGAGTTTTAGTTAGACTAACTTTGCCCATCTTACCTTTGATTTCTCTATGCAGACGGATAGTTATACCACTCTTGAATTTAGGTAGCCACAACTTACTATCTTCAATAGTTGCAAATTGGGGTACGGTAAATGTATTCTTACCTTTCTTTGAGTGATAGTTAGGGAACTTCGCTCTCTTTTGGAAGAAATTAGTGTATGCAGTTTCAAGATTACGCAAAGCAAATTGAAGTGTTTGAGAGTTTACTTCTTTAAGCCAAGCGGTTTCTTCTTTTTTCTTTAATTCAGTTAAAGCCTTTGCCTGAGCATAGTAGTTATCACTCTCTCCTTCCTCTTTATATTGCTCTTGCCTTTGATTAAGGAAATAGTTATAGACAAAGCGAGTACAGCCGAAGTGCTTCGCCAACAATTCCATTTGGGAAGCATTTGGATATATCCTAAATCTGTATGTTCTATTTATCGTCTTAATCATAGTGCAAATATACATATAAGTATTTACAAAAACAAGAAATGTTTTGTAAAAGTGAAATATTTTCGTTAATTTTGTAGTATGAGGAGTGATTATGAGCATAGTAACCGACACAAATATTAATTGAAGTGTCATTTGATATTCTGCATTAAGTACAGAAAGAAGTTGCTCGTAGGCAAATTCAATGATACTATCAAATGTATTTTAAAGGGTATCGCAGAAAAGTCTGATTTTGATATTGAAATAATGGAGTCAGACAAAGACCACATCCATTTTCTCATCAACTATCCACCGAACATATCAGTAACATCTATTGTTAGAAAACTCAAGCAAGAGAGTACGATATTCGCTTGGAAACTCTTTGAGAGTAAGTTGAGAAAAGAGTTTTGGGTTGAACGCACATTATGGAGTGATGGATATTTCTGTTGCTCAATAGGAGAAGCAAGTCCAGAAACAATTAGGAAATATATTGAACAACAAGGTTAGTGCCTTACATCCCATAGGCTAAAGACCTATGGGTTTTCGGCACCTGTATATAAATCCAATGCTTTTTTGTTATAATTATAGTCATAAACTCTGCCAAGTTTTAGTAGTCTTTCTCGGTAATCTATAAGCCCATCGTAATTCTCTTTTAATCTAAAGTCAGAAGTAGCTTTAGCGGTGATTGCAGCCGTAGCAGTAATACTTCCAGTAAAAGCCCATGTACTACCATCATATTCCATAACATACGATTTATTTGTAGAGCTTGTCGGGTTAGCAGTACCTCTCCACCAATGCCACAAACCATTTGAATGACAGCCAAGTCCCATTGTATAATTACCTCCAACAATTTCAATGCTATCATGGCTTGTATTTGCAAATCTTGCTCCTACATTATAAGCCTTAGCACCACTTCCAGTTATTCCCGTACTATTTATCCAACCATGTAGGGTGCAATCTCCAAATTCCATATTTGCCCAAGATGAACTGCTTCCTGCCCGCCAATACCATTTTTTAGGAACAGACCTACCGCCATAACTTGCACCTCTATAATTAACATAAAAATCAGTGCCTCCAGCTATAATAATCTCATTTCCACCGCTTGAAAGTTCCAAATAAGAACCATTTTGGGTTATACCAGATGGATTCATATAAAGACCAGAATTAGCATAGACCCAAGCTTGAATATACGCATCTATAAATCTATTGCTAAATGAACCTATTCTGTAATTATTATTGCTTAACGGAAAGATATTACCAGAATACATTCCACCATTAAAAGTTGCAGCCCCTCCAAAAGTACTTGTAGAACTAAAGTTTGTATCAAATTGGTAGCCAGATATTTGGTACTTTCAAAAAAACACTTTATTTTTGCACGTAACAAAATGATATGAAAATGAAATTTAAAGACTACATTGACCTTGCAGAAAAGTATGAGGTAGAGAGTTTTATCAAGTCTGACCCTATACAATTCCCACGAAGATTTAAGGATAGAAAAGACATCGAAGTAGCGGCAGTCATAGCAGCTTGGCTTGCTTATGGCAGGCGTTCAGTATTCATTCCCAAAATAGATTATATTCTTACAGAGATAATGGGGAATAAGCCTTTTCAATATATATATGGCGTGGAATGGAATAAATACAAGGATAATTATACGAGCTTATATCGTATGACTTCTTGGCATTGCTTTGCTTCCCTTTGTGATAAACTTCATTCCATTTATATGAAGTACCCTAATCTTGAAGACGCTCTTGGACGTGTTACTTATTCTCAGAAATGCACATACTATTGCCAAGGATTATGTCATTTATTGCATGGTGAAACAATGATACCCAGTCCAAACAGTAATTGTGCAAATAAAAGAGTGAACATGCTACTTAGATGGATGATAAGGAAGGATAGTGTAGTTGATATTGGATTATGGAAAACTCTATCACCTTCTCGGCTTCTTGTTCCTTGTGATACACATTCTTTGCAGTCGGCAGTTGAATTTGGAATTATCCCCAAAGTAGATGAATCAAGAAAGACTTGTATAAAAGTGACTGAATTTGCAAAAAAAGTATTTCCTTCTGACCCTGCAAGGTTAGATTTTAGTTTGTATGGCTATGGAGTTCAGAAATCAGAGAAATAAAGGTTATGTCAAGAACACTACGAAAGGATTAGCTGGCTGGCTGAATGTAGAAGGTATTCACTTTGATGTAAATGCTACTTTTTGGAAAGATGATAAGGGAAAACCATTTATATGTGTGCAAAGAGCCATAGAGAAGGTGTTTGATGAAAAGACTTGTACATTCAATGACATTAAACCTCGACCATTTATAGAATGCAATGCTTTTTATACGGGAAAACCTTTTCCAAACGTTTCATATAAGGGATATTTTTACCTTGCATCCTTTCGGTTTGAACTACTTGCAAGCTGGGAAACAAAAGAGATGAAATCCTTATGTATGATTGTAAGCAGAACTACTGAACAACCCTTGATAAAGAGAATTAACCAGATAATGAAAGAGAAAAACCATGAATTGCCAAAAACTTAAAAACGATTTTATCAATATGAAAGACAAGACACTCAAAGAAGTGTGTGACATTCTTAGGAAATATGATATGAATTGGGAAATTTCATTGTCATATTTTGTCGCCAGCCTATTCGGTGTAGATAGGGCTGATATGCTTTCTAAAGACAGAAGTAAAGATATAGTTTATGCAAGATGGTTCTATTGGTATGTATTAAGAGAAGTCTGTAAAAAAGACTATGAAACAATAGCACAAGAAGTATCTATTGATGATGCTATATTTGTTACAAGTAGTATATACCAAGGAATATCAAACATGCAGGAACTTATATCATCCAACAGCTTTTACCGAGATAAATGGATGATAGTTAAAAGTATGGTAAGCTTGAAGAAGCCTACTTGAATTTTCAAATGCAAAGTTGTGGTGGGTTATTTGCCCACCATTTCTTTTTCCTTTGACAAGATATTCTCTATATTCTCCTCAGTAAATCCAAAGATAGCTGCGAAGCGTTTAAACTCGTCCATGCGTGACTTAGGTATCATTCTATACATGGAATTAATCGGTTTCTCACTTTTCATGGCTTTCATTGCCTTCAAAATCTCTTTTCTTTTCATTTCTTTTATTTTTACAACAATCACAGTCACATAAGAAAATCTTAGCTATGTCCCATGTTCTATCTACCAAATCTTGACCTAAATACTGTACTTCTTCCCCTTCTAATGGAATACCGTAGAATTGGCAGATATGAACGGCACAATGTCCCAATTCATGGTGATATGATTTAAGAAACTCTTTTTCAGAGTTGGTTATACTAATTACAATAACAGATGTCCTACTGATGTAGTCACTGAATGTAAGCCCAGTATTTACGCTGCAAGAGGACAAGTTGTCATAAGCAATATCATAACTTTTACTGCCACATTTCAACTTATCCATTGCATCCAAGACTTCATCCAAATAATCACAACTGTAGTCCAAGAACAGCAATATATGCCAATCATATTTTTCGATATAAAGCTCTTGTCGTTTCATCTTTTTTTAGTATTTTTGTACAGAGGATAGGACGGAGTAGCTACCGTTCGATAAGGTGAAGCTGATACACCTTCCTCTATTCTTTTTATCAGCACTTATTAATATCAGCTAATTATGAAACGTACTACAACTTCTCAATTTATTGCAAAAGCTAAGAGCATTCATGGAGATAAATATGATTACTCTAAAGTAAAATACGAAAAAAGTTCTATTAAAGTCTGTATCACTTGTCCTAAACATGGAGAATTTTGGCAAACACCAAATAGTCATTTAAGTGGCAAAGGATGCTTAAAATGTTCTATGTATTCTTTAGTATCTGGAGTTGGAATTAATGATATAGAGATAAATACCAAGGATAAATGCTACAAGGTTTGACATAGCATGATGAACAGATGCTATAGTAAAAAATATCATTCTAAATTCCCCACTTATCAAAATTGCTCTGTCTGCAATGAGTGGACTTATCTATCTAACTTCAAGCGTTGGTTTGATGAAAACTATGTTGATGGCTATGTCTTAGACAAAGACATCTTGGTAAAGGGGAACAAGGTATATTCTCCAGAAACTTGCTGCTTTGTGCCAGAAGAAATCAATCTATTATTGCTAAATAACAAAAAAAAAAGAGGCAATCTACCTATAGGCGTGACTTTTAGAGATAATAGTTATTATGCCATTATGACTAAACATAATAAGACAAAACATATTGGGATATTTAAAACTCCTATTGAAGCTTTTAATGCCTATAAAATTGAAAAAGAAAAGTACGTCAAAGAACTCGCTGATAAATATTTCAAAGAGGGCAAAATAAATATAGAGGTTTATAATGCCCTAATGAAATATAAAGTTGAATATGCAGATTAAAGCATATCTTCCCAATTAATTACAACTCCCTTAGCAGAGCATAGGGAATAGAAATAACGGAAAGCCATTTCCGGACTGCCATCTGCATCCCCTAAGTAATCCTGCACAAATTTGCAAAGCACTTGTTCATTTGCTAATGAAGAGCCAAGATAATCAGATTTTGCCATTGCAAAAATATAGCATGCGTTATAGCCATTATCGTTTTCTAAGGTCAAGTTATACTTCTTCATCAAAGCGTAAACCTCCTCCTTAGACAATGGAGTGACGGGCTGTCTACCTTTCATCATTGAAACGGCAAATTCATATAATTTCTTGCTGAAATTCATTCCATTAGTAGCAAGATAAGTCTTTAAACCTTCGGGGATATTGCTATATACATCAAAAGGAACATTCTTCATAATTTGAATATTTATTAGTTAAACAAAAGGGGAGAATAATCTCCTCCCCTCTACTACATTATCAACGACGGCGACGGCGACCTCTACGCTCGCTCATACGGTCTTCCCGGTCATAATCACGGTCGTAGTCTCTATCGTACTCGCGTCCGTAATCTTCACGACGTTCACCCATTTCTTCCATTTCGTCCAAAAGGGTTTCAAAGTCTTCCTTCAAGCACTTCATGCTCTCTTTGAAGTTATCGTAGGCATCTTTGACACCACCACGACCTCTTTGAGAAATTTCTATCATTCCCATACTATTTACGTTTTAGATGTTGTTTTACTGTTTCTGTTAGAACTATTCAGTTCTTGAAGCAGGGACTTGATGTCATTCAAATCACCTTTTAAAGATTTAACTTCTGATTCTAAAGAACCGATTTTCTCTTCCTGCTGTTTCTCTTTGGCAAACTGAGGATTGAGTTGTTTCAATATATCATCGCAGCTTTCTATTACAGATTGGTGATAATCTCTGCTTTCCACTATCTGACGGCTGGTCTGAATCATATTCTCAACCTCTGAAAGAATTGCTTCCTTCTTGTCCGATACAATAGCATTAGGATAGGTAAATACCTCCACATTTGTAGGAAGCTTCTGAAATTCCATAACCTCTTCACCAGCCTTAATCTTCGCATCTATAACTGTTTCCTGCTGTGCTCCAAAAGGTACAGAAGGATTATAGGTAGGATATTTAGGCATAGGATTAGATACGGATTCAACCGTTCCTATCTTCAATATTGGTTTCTCACCTTTGATAAGAATATAGCAAATATTCCCTTGCTTTAATGAACCAAACATAGTCTAAACTTTTAATTGTTACTTACTCTTTGCCGATGAAGCAGATGCAGACTGATTAGCTGCTGTAGCTCCTGCCGGACTGTTGATTGCCGTTACTCCCATAAGTCTGAATATTCCACAGCATTTGTCAATATAGACAAAATGTTCAGTAGTATATCCTGCTTGAATTTGTGGCGCTGGTGCGGCTGTACCTTGCGGAACAGTTACATCATGCCCAAGAACTTGCGTAGACTTATTATCAATAACTGGAATTTTAGTCGTTCCCACATTGCTATTCTCTGAAACTACTGTACTGTTTCGGTTTGCCATCGGAACAACTACATTAACGGGTAATGTAGCTCCTGCTGTACTAACCGGGTGACGAACTTTCCAAAGAACTACTGTGCGGTTTGGAAGGGCACGCCAGATACATGGGTTAATCCCATAATTTACCGTAGGAGTAGCTTCATCTGTAGTTTCTACATATCCCGAAGTTTCAATTACGGGAATACCTGCAACGTCTATTTTGGGCACAATTACCCTTCTTGCTACGGAAACACCATTGTTAAAATAGGTAGTCATATTCCTTTATTTTAAGAGTTAATATTATAGGGGACACAAAGCCCCCTATGGATTATTAGCAACCGCAGCCACAGCCTTCACCTGCCGCATAACCATTAGCATAGGCATTCACAAACGGATAACCATAGCAACAATTAGGGTTCGGCACATAATAGGCTGGAATGGGCGCAGGAGTGCGAAGCTGATTTACGATATTAGCTGTTTGTGCTTGCTGTGATGCACTAAGCTCCAATGCCGATTTCTCAGCACGTAATGTATCAATCTTATTCTGCATTTCGCGCATTTCAAGCTGACAGAACTTATCATTGATAATCTGAGTTTGAGCGTCAATCTTAGCACCCAGAATATTGAACTGAGTATTAGCATTAGACTTCAAATCATCTGTCTGGTTGATTGTAGCAATGCGGTTTTCGTAACCCTGCTGTTGGATTGCTCCCTTCACATCGCAGCAGCACTGTGCCATTTGGTTAGCTATCTGACAGTTACCAGCTTGGATTGAGTTGATAATCTGTTGTGAGGACATACCTACTTGACAGCCAACTTCTGCAACTTTAGCACTTACACCGTTGATAGCTTGCTGAATCTGACCTACTGAACAGTTCAAGTTAGTAGCCAGATTGTTGATAGCTTGACCGTTGCCTTGAATTGCGCTCATAAGTAACTCACGACCATTATCGTTGTTGATAAGACCAGCCAATCCGGGAGCACCAGCACCACCGCCACAGCCGCCATCATTGCCACCCCATCCGTTACGTCCGAACAACGGGAACAAGAAGAACAAGAAGATTATCCACATAAACCATGAACCATCTCCACCAAAACCGTTATTGCCATTCTTACCGTTCATAGCAACCAACAAGTTAGGGTCAATACCTTTCTGCTGCAACAGAGGGGCAAGCATAGCCATCATTCCACTGTTACCACCACCAGCTTCGGGGGTGTACACAACTGTTTTTGATTCCATATATCTTTACTTTTAATTGTTAATTGCCCCAATATTAGGGCACAACAAATTAACGGTGAAGTTTGTTACTAAAAGAATAGTTTGTATCAAGTTGGTAACTAATCGCCATTTCTAAACACCGCAAACGCTTTTTCTTTAGCTTCCTGATACTGGCAGTTGACATTGTAACGTTTAAGACGGGATTTGAACTTATTCCTAATCTTATTTGTACAAGGACGAGATAAGCCAGTAAGCTCGGCTATCTCATTGTCTGTGTACCATTCTCCCAAGATGCTGACAAGAATATAACGAGCATTCACACATTCCTCCTTCTTTGAGGATATGATTTTCTCTTTGCTGACCTTGCAACAATCACTTACAATGCCAAGTGTTTCTTGATAAAGATTTATAATTCTCATAAGGACTTCTTCTTTTTAGTTTTTGAAACTGTTTCTATCAATTCGTTGGAAAGATTGTGTAGCTTATGTAAAGGAGTATAATCTTCCATCTGGTCCAATATCATAAGACCCCTCAATTTCCTAACTGTTTCTTTCTTCGGTTTTCCCATACAAGTATTGTTTTGGTTTATGCAAAGTAAGCCCTATTCACGCGGAGAACCGAATGAACTTTACGAAGTCCAAATAAAAAGCCGTAATGTATTGGAACACTACGGCTTACACGAATAACTAATTTATGAAGTAAAAAAAACTAAAAGTGGTTGCGTCGGGCATATTCTGCAATTAGAATGCCATCTCTATCTGGGTGTTTAATATTATCAAACTGTGGAAACAAGCGGTTTCCTATATCTAAAGAAGCCTTTTTAAGCTCTTCCCCACTACAGCCTTTGGGAAGAAGTTCTTTTTGCCATTCCTTAGAATCTACAAACATGTGGCGAATACCCATTACTTCAATCATAATAAGCTCTGCCTCATGGCAACGTAACGCTGATGCAGTAGATGCAAAGCGGCTTGGATTTACAAGAGGACGCTCCATCAGAAGCGTAATGTCATTCTTGTTGTATTTGGAAAAAAGTTCCATGAATTTGCTGTAATCCAACCGGGACACTTCTTTCTTTGCCTTTGTATAATCTTGCACCTTCTTGACGGGTGTCTTGCAAAAAAAAGATTCAATATCATCTCCGACAATACCGATGCTGCCGGAAACACCATTATCTAAACCAACGTAAATTCTGCCCATATCATTTCGCTTTAAATTTCCACAAAGATACAAACTTTTTTAAAACTTCAAAAGAAAAAGCCCCGGATTAACCGAGGCTTCCCCAAATGATATGAAGTTGGTCGCAACACGCACGTCACGTATTACTGTGCAAATATAAGCATATTACTTCTTGCTACCAACGTTTTCATCAACTATTTTAGCATCATCAAACATTGCTGCTACCTTTGATGCTTTATCCTTGTCAATCAAAGGCTCGTCACCAACATTATCTACATAATCCGGTGTATCTTCACTGCGGAATACAGCTTGGTCGTCACGGATAGCTTTCTGCATCTCAACGGAAAGAGGAGCATTGCGAGATAAGTTCAGCTTAATAACCGTCTTCCTACTCATTTCGTAAAAATCTGTTACCCATTTGGAACTGTCACGTACATTGGCATACTGGCTTTTGTACGTCTGTGAATAGCGAAGCCCGTGAGCTTTCAGTTCCTCTACTGACATATATAATGTGCTTTCATATCCGTTCAAAAGCTGGAAGTAAGAAACGAATCCGATAATAGAAAGTTCATTTCGCTTCTTATCGTCTTGTTCAAACTTGAAGTCTATCTGACCCGTCAATCGGTTGCGGTTTATAAGCTCTCCTTCTCGTACATCTGTACAATTAATGCACTTGAACTGACCGCTTCGCAATGCCAACTGCACATAAGCCTTATACCCAATCTGAAATTGCGCTTCCGTAATACCTAACTTATTGTTCTTGTAAGGTATCAGATAAGCACAACCGAAAGATGGGTCAAGCGGCAAATCGGATGCAGTAGCACGAATAGCACCATACATAAGCGTTGCCGGCTCACATTCCTGCAATTTTGCATTGTTAGCTACTAAAGATACCAAATTGCTTACAAAAGCATCCTTTTTATCACTCAATACCTTTTTCAAATACTCTTGGGTTGCATTGTGGGATATGTAGCTATTCAGCCTTTGCAATCCCGTTACTCTCGTTTCGCTCATTTTCTTTTAAAATTAATTGATATTGTTCTTCTGTAAATTCCTTCCAGTCTAAAATCATAACCCTATACCCAACTTCCTTCTCGATAAGATTACGGTAATACTCCACATTGAAAAAATCATCTTCTTTAGGCAGAAACAAAGAAGCTTGACCTCTACTGTGATAATATACAATGTACCAATAAGAAGTGGCAGGAGCATCAATGCATGAATATACTACACTGCCAATATAGCCTAAAAAGAGAATACCTAAAACTATCCATACTAATATATTACTGATGGAGTAAAGCCAATGACCTACAAAAAGTAAACCAATTATAGACAATATAATGCAGACAAGAGAAAGTATCTCTTTTCCCACAGCCTTTATAATCTTACTTTTCATCCTTCACCTCCTTAGTCTTAATCAGTACATAACCTTTCTTCTTGACTTCCTTCTGGTATTTAGCAACCAGTTCGGGATGCTCAGACGCAAACTTTACCTTATCGAATTGCATAGATATGGCTTCATCTACTCTACTAATAGTAAAATAGGGGGTCTTTACACTCTTAATTTCATTCTTGCACAAGAAATCATAGAAACGGGATTTAAACTCTTCTATGCTGTCTTGCTTCTCCTTTATTGAAACAAGAATGTTGTTTACTTGCTTCATCTGTTCTTGAACCTCGGCAGGCAAATAATCCCAATCTATTTCCTCACGTTTGTATTCAGTCATTTCGGACACGTACTGGGCGGCAATATCCATTCCAGAAGCAATATCAAATACTGGCTTCTTGAATATCACCTTCTTTCTGCTTATCTTATCGGGGTCAAAAGCAAACTGTAGCTGCGATTCGTCCTCAAACATGACAGAAGCATCATAATGACAAAGTTCAAGTTTGAAATCAGCACCTAACTGCTCTGCCAATTCCTTACCAAGCACATACTCAACATAAAGTTGCTCCTTATAATCTTTATAAGTCTGCTCGATGTCAGTAGTAGTAGCCTTACATTCGACCCATAAGAGCAATGGCTTATCCCTGCTCTCGTCAAAAAGAGAGAAATCAATATGCACGAGCAAACCAAGACCTTCACGCCCGTACTTCTGACTTCTAAAGCATTTGTTGCTTTCCCAACGTTCATCCACCTGCACCAAGCTATCGTAAATCATATTCTCTATGAAATCACCGTACTGCATGGCAAGATTAGTAATGTTTGGTCTTTCATACAGACCTTTGGCAATGGCAAGACGCTCTACTTGCCCTCTTTGAACACAACCGTTATTGGCTATGGCGGCAAGTACTTTTCCATCTGAGCCACCTAATGCTCCAACTCTGGACGATATAATCTCGTCCTTGTAATCATAATTGTTCTCCATATCACTTCATTTCGTTAATGAATTGCATAATATCTTCCCTACTTACGTGACCTCTGCCTTTAGGCTGCAAGAGCATATCTGCAAAGAGGTCTGCAACAACATTGTTTATGAAATCGTGAAGTGTACGTTTAGTCACGCACTCCTCCGATTCAGACATCTCAATCTTAGACTTGATTTCTTTAAGAATTTCATTGTTCTCTTCCAGCAAAGCTAAGATTCTATCAATCTTCTCTTCCATTCTCCCATCGGTTAAAATGTTCCAATGCCCTGCTAAGTGTCTGACAACAAAAAGCACTGACACCAAAATCGTTAGCTGTGGGATATAGAACTCTTGCCTCGTAATGAACTGTCTGACCGTTAAGAACTACATCAGTGTCGCTACATTCCCTACGTCTGAATACTTCATACCAGCGTACACTCGGATTCTCAATAATCTCAACCATGTAGATGTACGCATTGTTACCTTTGTTAATCTGCTGGAAACGAAAAGGCTTCATACTACCTTTACCGTTAAATTTTAACTCCAACTCCCTCATAATCAATTATTTACTAAAAAGGTAAATCTTCTATGGAGTTTGGGGAAGGCTGATTAAAGGCTTGTGCTGCTACTTGTTGAGCTTGCTTAATCTGCTGCTGTACGGCTGGGGCTGGCTGCTGCCCAGTAGTAGAAGCTTCCTTCTTTCCACGTTTTATCAAAACATGAGCATTGTTGGCAATGATACTCCAATATTTCACCTTTGTATCTTGGTTTATAGTAGAACGCATCATACCCGATACCCAAATACGACTACCTTTCTTAGCATATTGGCATATCTCCTCAGCATCCGCACCAAACAATGTAACATCGAAGAACTCCGGAATCCATTCCACATTAGGAGCTTTGCCTTTAGGATAACTTGCGCATACTGTAATAAATGCAAAACTCTGACCGTTCTTACTTGTCTTCAATTCTGGGTCTTTCGTAAGATTTCCCTCTACTTCAATTCTATTTACGTCCATTTTCTTTATATTTTAAATACGATTGTTTAATTAACTCATACCATTTTTCTTGCCTCTTTGTAAATGGTGAAAAGGAATGGTTTAACCATCTACAAATATAATAACATTTATCATCTGAATAATCCTTATTATCTGATGTTATTATCCAGTTAATATCTAATGAGCCTTTTTCTCTTGCTTTTATAAAAGCATCAATCAAGCTGGGATGCTCTATCAAATACTGAGCATTGGAATTTAAGTTGGCTTTAGGACAAACAATACAACCAACTCTTTTAGACCCATTCAAATATTGGGGATTAACTGGCAAATTATGTTTGTTTATGTACGACCAAACATCATTGTCGCTCCAATCTATAATAGGTTTTAACTGAATAATTCCAGCCGTTCCCGTGGATTGACAATGCTCCTCAAAATAATCATCCACTAATGCCTTATTCTTTTTAAGAAAAGTCTTATTCTTAGCTTCAAAAGCTGTCCTTTTAGACCTTGAAGCACTTTCAGCTTTTCTAACACCTACAATACTACATTCATCTACATATTTAGGATTATGCTTATAATCATTACAACAATAAGCAATTTGAACAGTCGGCAAAAGTCCACCATGATTTCTCCATATATTTTCGATAAAACCGAATTTATGGTCTCTTCGCCAAATCACATTGGGATATTTCTCTCTGATAAATTTTAAAGTAGTGGAGCTTTCCAATGCGTGATTAAAGAATGCCCTAAACTTTATTCCGGAACGAAGGCATAAGTCATATATAACTTGGCTATCCTTGCCTCCCGAAAATCCTAATCTAACTTCAAATCCTAATGTTTCAGCTATTTTAGCGAATTTCTGAATACGAAGAATTGCTGTTTGTTCTATTTCATCTGCAAAAAGATTATCCATTAATTCAAATTTATGTCAGTTTCAAACTTCTTTTCTAAATCATCTTCGCTCATAGATATTTCACGAAGTGTATTCAAACATGCCAGAATATCCTTCTTCATAGTTATGGCACAGTCAAAGTCCTCTTCACGCCCATCTTTAACCGCTTGTGGGTACATCTCAAACACAGACTTTAACTCTGAGGTCTGATATTCTATCAAGTCCTCCAAATTATAGTGTAGAACCAATTTAGCTACTTCTTTCATTTTTACATTTTTTATATTATAACTTTTAGTTATAATGATTAGTTATTCTTGTCTTAATAATGCCTTAGCAATAATATCCGGGTCAATCAGCTTTTTTCCTAATTCCCGAATAGCCTTGTTGCACGCATCAGTATTCAAATCCACATCGGGAACTAAAGCCTTCATAAGCTCATTCATTAGCTGTGACATCCTATTCAAGTCTAAATGGGCAAATTTAAGCCTCTTGAACGAAGGGTCTTTGGCAATCATCTCCTGCCTGCGGTACTTCAACTGGCAACAACTATAATCACACATAGTCCTTGCCATTTCCAGCCAACTGAAAAGCTCCGAATCCTCGACACAAGCCTTGTTATACTCACTTTTAATAGAATTAAACAGAGCATCGATTTCATCTTGAATAGCGTCCATGAAAATATCATTGGAATCGGCAAACTTAGCGGAGGAATCAGCCATCATAGCATTTATTACCTTCTCATATCTACTTCTTTCAAGCTCAACCTTATTCGCCAACTGCTTTACACGAAAGCGGTAAAAGGGACTTTTCCTTAACCTAAACAGTGCAAATATCACTGTAGCACAAGCAAGGTCGTTAGTAGCCATAATATTATAGCTGACAGTGGATATTAGTGCTTCCCGTTCGGAAACAACTACATGTGTATCTTCATATTCATCCATATCACTTGTTTCTTATCTGTATGTAGCCACGTGCTTCGGCAACCTTCAAATCCGGAAGGTCACTCTCCTTAACATCAACGGGTGTTTCACCATTGATGCTGATATAATCAGAGAATCCGAAGCGTTTGACAATACGGTCATACATTCTTGGTGAACCATCGGAAGGCTTGTGCATAGCCTCCTTAGTCCAGTAAATTGTCAACTTCATTTCTTTTTAACGTATTTCGCCATATATTTGGTCGGAAACAGCTTCATATCAAACAGCCATTTGATAATCAGAATGACCGTTTCGCCAAAGCTGTCTACCGGATTGTGAAAGGAGATTAAAGTCTTCTCCCCATGCTTGGTCTTACGGGTATAGGACAGATTATACACGTATGTCCCCTTACTTATGGTAAATGAGTATGTATAACCATCATCATCCACAATAAAGCCGGGAATCATGTCTATCAGACGCATCATACTCCAAAGAGGTATGTCGCGTTCCTCGTCGTGCAAGGTCAAATCTGCCGTCCGAGGGTCAATACCCAAGCCAAGCAATAACTTGGACTGCATGACAGTAGTAGAGTTTGTATTAAACATGTTCATAATCTCATTCTTTAATTAGTTTCATCCATTTATCTGAATCACACTCGTAAAAAAGATTGCATCCACGATAGCTTTTCCGAATACCCAAGCAGACACGAATAATAATCGACTTGGTAATTCCCAGCCTGCGAGCCATCTCCGTAGCGGAAGGATAGTGACCCACAATCCGACCGTCCTTAATGACTATTACAGCCTTCTGAAAATGAGGCATCTTGGTAGAACCGTCAGCTATCCTCTTTTTCATAATCTCCGACAGCTTCTTCTTAGTTTCCTCGGAACAAGGTCGCCCTCCAAATCTCAATCTGTGACCCTTGTTGAACTGCCCCTTGCAATTCCGGTCACGGTAAATAGGTTCTAAATATAACTCCATATCATTCTCTTAAATAGTCTTCAACATCAATACGACCCTTCTTGCACTCCGAACCGGAAACAATCAAGCTATCCAAAAAGGTTTCGCCATCGTCAAAGTGAAACGTCACAGATACGTCCCCGACCTCTATGTTGTCACTCGTATTGTCGTTACCGTATATAGCCTCTTGGCAAGCCTCAATGTAGCGGAGGCACTGGTGAAGGTCTATAGCTTGTTTAAAACTCAAATTCATAATTAATCCAATAACATTTTAACCAACAATCCAGAATAAGCACTCGCAAACAACGCCATTTCCAGCCAGAACAGCCACTTTTTCTTGAACAGCATGACAATGCCCGACACAAAGAAGAAAGCGGAAGGTATATACCACATGCCGGAAAGTACAAGCCACAAGGTAGTACCCAGTCCTGCTACTATAGTCCCACCGAAGTGAACATTTCTCTGAAACTCCTCCTTGAACAAAGGGGCTGTACCGACAAACATCAGACCGCCACAAGCCAAGAAAGAGAGAAACTGAACACTCTCAGAGGACAATTCAAGCCATACGGGAACAAGAAGCATAGGACAGAGAACCATAGCAAGCTGAAACAGCCAAGAAGGACGGTGCTTCTCCTTCAAAATGTAGTAGGTATCTGAAAGCGATGCAGGCAGTCCGCATACCTTCAAAGCATAACCAATGTATGCAACAAGTGTTAATAAAGATAACAGATATAAATATGTCATTTGTTAACGATTTTAATATTATCTCAATGCAAATATAGGAAAAATTTCTCTAAAATGTAAACTTTTTATTACTGTTTTACAACATTGTGCTGTAAACTTTCACCGATATTGTCGGGATTGAACTTGTGGAAAGGCACAATAAAGCGAAATTTATTCTTAGCATAGCCATAAGTACCTATCTTCCAGTTAGCAAGAACCGAAACTGGCTCGTCACTACAGTAAAAAACATAGGAATCGTCAGTTAACTCATAAGAGATGGGACACAACGTATTGTTCTCCTCGTCGTACTTGAATCCACGGGAAAGCCAATGCTCAAACGCAACCTCTTCACGAACACGATACAGTCCCTTGTCGGAATAGCAATAAGCAATTTTACCATCACCGTCCAAGTAGCTGAACACAACCGTGAAAACACCCGAAACATCTGTAAAAGCATCCACAAAGTAGTAAGTGGGAACACCGCAATCGTACTTAACCACAATGTCACCACAGAAAAACTTATTCTTCTCGCGGAGAAAGTCTGAAATAGAACGAATAGTACAGCAATTAGCACCTATGACATAGGAATCTTCAACCCAATAAGAACGCCATTCGTCACCTTTGTTCACAACATAAAGCTCATGATGGGATTGCTCGTCAACAAACACCCGCCTCGCATCACAAATCACATGGTCGCATTCGTTCACAAAGATGTGAGAAGAACCTATAAACAAATCTGAATAGTCACAACTAATGTCCTTAGCGTCGGAACAATGCAAGACAAGCTTATTATCCGAATTAACACCCGATATAAAGTACTTATGACCGTTAACCGACAAGGGATAACCATTCAACCACTTGCCAGCAACAACGTTGAAATGCTCACTACGCTTCATAAATAAAATCTCCTTTCATATCATTCAAGTTTTTAGTTAAACAACACCGCAAATGTACTAACTAAATTCTAAAATCCAAATTATAGAAGCGAAAATTTTAATTTTATTTCGGTCGGACGATAAAATACTTAGGTCTGTGGGTAAAATACGCAAATAAACATTGTATAAATACAAATAAGGCATACCACCAGCCAAACCAATATCCAAGATTCTAAAAAACACGATTTCGGGGGAATTAAAAACATCAGTAGGCAAATACACTACACCCACGGACAATACTCCCCGAAGTCGGAATCACGACAACGGCTGAATATCAGACACTTACAACATTTATCCCAAATACGGCAATTTACACAGCGGCTGATAATCAACTGTTTAACCACGGACTAAATTTATTTTTTTTATTTTTTTCGGAAGTAGGCTATGTGTACCCCACCGTTTCCGGCTACGGTTTACCCCCCCCCCATACCCCTATGGAGGATTCTTTGCCCGTCTTGCTTGTTTGCAGGGGCACTGAGAAACGAACGAAGCACGGAGAAAGCATTGCATACCCGGAACAATTACGAAGGCTTAAATTGGCTGAATATTTAAATCAAACATCCGTTTATGACAAATATTGCTGCAGCTTTCGCCTTGTATGCGCGTGCGTGCGTGCTTAGGCGTGATTAATTAACTACTTAGGCTATACAATATACAATATAATATAATATAACTAACTATAAATATACAATACACAATATAATACAGATTATTATATATAATATACATCATAAGTTAAGTATATTAATATTATAATATATATATATCTATGAGATTAATATATATCATGTGTGCATGTGCCTGCCTATGTGTGTGCGTAGTTGTCTTGCGAAGCAAGTACAACCGTGTGCGCGTAAGAAGTATATATTATTGCTCTCTCATATCTCAGCATTGATATAACGCTATATAGAGCGCACATCCGGGCGTGCGCTTGTTGTGTGGGTGCGATTATTACGTAGCGGGCTTTTGCGAAAGTGCCATGCACGGAAGTTCCGTTTGCATCGCCATAGATGAAGGCAGGAAAGCAGGGGAGGTTACGAAGTTCGGGAACTGGAAAAGTAGGGCTTTCTGTTTTTAGTGGCTACTTGTTTTTTGGTGTTGTTTTCCTTCATTATCGGCTGTTTTATGTAAATATTTGCGTAATTACGTACTTTATATGTGAATAAGGGTTAAAATACGATAGCTGGATATATTTTTAACGTTTAATTAACATATATATCAAAAGAAAGCCGTATCTTTGTAATGTCGAAAGGGAACAAAGGAGTTCAACGAAGACAAAGCGCTGTTTGAAAGAATTACATACTGAAAAAGCGTTGACGCATGAATAGTTACAATATATAACATTACATGCGATGGTAGGCGCTGTGAAATATATAGTATTAAGCAAGTGCAATAAACGTAATTGCAGCAAGTATGTAGGAAGTCGTTACCTATACACTACTTAACTATATCAGAATGAAATGATATGAAGAAGAAACGGGAAATAGGATATAAGTCTATGGATATATGGCTAAATATATAGCTGTTATCTGATAGCCATCCGATTTTCCCGTACTTCTCTGTAATGCAGCCTTAAGACGGTTACAAGCCCGTGTAAATGCAGAGTAAAGAAATGAAAATCAATCACTTAAAAATATAGAATTATGAAAACTTACGATTATCTGGAGAACGTGAAAGAAGACGTTAGAAACTACATTGAAGAAAATAAAATCGTAGTAACAAGCAGCAACCGCGAAGAAGTGGAGCAAGAATTGAACGATACGTTATTTGTAAATGATAGCGTAACTGGAAACGCTTCCGGCTCATACACATTTTCAACGTGGCAAGCAGAAGAAAATCTTTGCCACAACTTTGAATTGTTAACGGAAGCACTAACTGAATTGGGCTATGATTTATCCTACCTTGAAAAAGGTGCAGAGGCTTGCGACGTTACAATACGTTGTTACCTTCTTGGGCAGGCAATTTCGGAGGTATTGGACGAAATAGAAATAGAAAACGAAACGGAGGAGTAAACTATGATAACTTATACTATAGATGGATGCAACGAAATGTTTTTAACGTTGCAAGAAGCAAAGAAACATATATGGTTGGCTTATACGCCAAAGGAATGTATTAAGGAACTAACAGATACTTGTATAGTTGGCTGGAAAGATGGCGAAGTGCATTCATTTGATGAAATGAAAGACATTCGCAAAGAGTTAAACCGCTTTGTTCCAAAAATCGAAATAGAGATAATAAAGAGTGATTTTGAAACGGTTTCTTTCCGCGAACTAAGATGCTAACCAATAAAGTATACATATATGGAAGTAAAACATATTTTTCAAATAGAATCAACCGTAATAGATGCCACAATTTCGGAAATTGAGAAAGTAGTACCAATTTGGGCAAGAAATAAAGGCAAAAGCCTAACCGTATTAATTTACACGGGTAACAAGTGGCAATTATACAAGGTTTTCACAGCTTAATAGATGCAATTATCCCGGTACCGTGTGGCTCGTAGTGGGTTGCATGAAGGAAATAACAGGGAATATGGGATAAACCTGCTTAAAGAAACACAAGAAGTTACAAGCATAGAACTGTATAAAATTGGAAAATCATTACCCAAACGAATTTTAATATGAATATAACAGATTTTTATAACGGACGATTTATTAGCGGTAAAATATTAAAGCGTGATTATCGCATCATATGGCAACGAATTGTAATAGCTACAGCCGCTTTTTGTGGAATGTTCATTTTTATGATGGCTATTCAGTTAATGTGTTGGTTATCTGATTTGTGTAACTACGTTTTTAGGTAATAGCATGAAGTTAATAACTAAGTTTAAACCGGAACTCAAAGAGTTTATAAGCCTGCAAGGGTTAAATATCAATGATACAATGAAGGCAGTGAGAAACGGAAATTTATTTATTTATAAGGCAGAAACAAAGCGCGAAATATTGTATCATGGTATTACTAATTTAAAGCACCCGTATATATTATCAGAGCATAAGCTTCCATTATAACAAAAAGTTATAACTGTTTTGGTAATATATATAATATAACAATAAAGTAGTGTATGAAAACTTATAAAAATTTTGAAGAAGACTTTGAGAAGGCAAAAGCGGATATGGAACTTTTGCAAAACATTGTTTCTGTAGGCATTCCAAAGAAACAAGCGGTTTACTTTAATAGCATATCAGTAGATAGTAAGTACAGCATGGGACAAAGAACGTATCTATACGTAGGTGATAAATTGGTGCATTGCAATGATGAAAGAAAGTTTTATGTAGGGCACAACAAATTTATTGAAACACACGGAAAAATAGTTGTCCGCTTCAACAAAGGAGAATTTAAAAAGTATATGGCTATGTGCGAGGAAATGTATAAAGCCCTTGTAATAGAGGCGAACGCATCTAAATATATTAGTTTAGTAGATGATATAAAAGAGCTTATAAAGCCTAATATCAATATTAAAGTCAGCCAGTTTAACAGAAACACGGGTTTAGGCTGCATTACCATATCAAAACAATTTGTATAACTTCTAAATATTTAAAACTATGGCATTAATAATAATTATCGGATTTATTGGCTGTTTGTTGTCTGGAGAACTCATTAAATTAGGCAGATAATGGGAAAGTTCATGCTTCTACTATTGGTGTGGGATATTGTGGCTTTATTTGCCATCATACTACGTCCTAACTTCAAATATAGTAGTGATGTTATCAGTTGGTTTATAGCCGGAATAGCTTTGTCTGTAATAATAATCAGTTAGTAATAAGATGGATAATAGCAATAATGAGATATGGAAAGATATTATTGGGTTTGAGCAATATTATCAAGTAAGTAATTTAGGGCGTGTTAGAAGCAAAGATAGAATTGTCATAACTCCTAAAACTTCTTATTTTAAAAAAGGAAGAATATTAATTCCTTCTTTAGATAGCAAAGGAAATTATTTATTTGTAGGTCTACATGTTAACAATAAAGTTAAACTTATCTATATTCATAGATTGGTTGCTCAGAATTTTATACCAAATCCTCACAACTATAAGCAAGTTAACCATATCAATGAAAATAAAAAAGATAATAGGGCAGATAATTTAGAATGGTGTACAGCTGAATATAATATGAACTATGGTACAGCCATGCAAAGGGCGAAAGAAACCTATGCTTCACGTTATGATAGGAGTGCTATTGCTAAAAAATAATGCTATTAAAAAGAAAGTTATACAATATACACTTGATGGTAAGTATATTAAAGAATGGGATTCTTTAACAGATATACAAAATGAACTTGGCTTTTGCAGAAGCAATATCTCAAAATGTTGTGAAGGGAAGTATAAACAAGCTAATAACTTTATATGGAAATTTAAAAAAGATTGATTATGAAAAAATTTGTATCATGGAGAAGGGTTTCTACCATATATCAAAAGAAAACCGGGTTGGGACTCGAATCACAAAAAAATATAATAAATCATTTTGTTCAAATAGAAAACGGAACTTTAATAGCTGACTTTTGCGAAGTATATACGGGTAAAGACCTAAATGGATGCACTGAATTAAGGAAGGCAATATCTTTTGCAAAAGAAAATAATGCAATATTGATAATAGCTAAGACTGACCGATTCAGAAATACAGTTGAAGCATTACAGATATATGACGAAATGGGAGAAGGAAATATTTATTTTTGTGATATTCCACATACAGACAAATTTACCCTTACCTTATTTTTCGCTTTGGCAGAAAGGGAAGCTTTATTAGTATCTATAAGAACAAAGGCAGCTTTAGCAGTGAATAAGGCAAAAGGCATACTATCTGGACGTGCTAATAGTAATTATCAAATTAAAGATGAAACAAAAGAAAAAGCTATTCTCAAAGGAGCTATTACAAAAAATAAAGCTACGATTGAAAGTGAAGAATTTGCTTGTTTTTGTAGAATACTACGAAAAGTAATACCTATACTGAATGAAAGCTCTACGGATGAAGAACTATTCTTTTTGAACTGGACTAAATACCGTACAAGTTTTGTCCTTACTAAAGATTACAAAGCGGAAATAAAGGAACTCATGCAGGAAGCCAATAGGAACAACAACAAATTGTTTATTGGCATTGATTTTACGAATGCTAATTTTTATCAGTATATTAGTAGCCGCGTACAAGCTACGTTCAATTCAATTTCTAAATACAAAGAATATAACTTATGAAGATACTTCAAATAGCCCTAATAACTAAAAAGGGCAACGTCTTTAATGTAAAGATGCAGATTGACGAAGTTGTGTATGAGAGTAAAGAAGAAGTAAGGGAAAAGCTTCTTTCTGTATTTGCCAATAGGCAGGATGCTGTAGTAGACGTTGTAATTCATTCCATACAAGACGAATTAGAGCTTTCCGACTACTCCAATGAGCAACTTAAAGCAGAACTAAAAAGAAGGTCAAATATCGCGCGTATGAAAGCTATTAGAGAAAAGCCCAAGTATTATTATTGGGAAGGTACTATAGTTGATATTCTGAAGCGATATAATAGGTTTGCCAATTGGAAATTTAAAATAGATTCCGAAGAACTGGCGGCAAATGAAAATTTTTCGTATCTGAATAAATGGCATGGTTTTGAAATGATAAGCGGTGCTTTCAATATGACAACTGCACCAAAAGTTGGGGATAGGGTCAAATTAAGGTATCGTGTAGTAAAAAGCCATTTCCGCTCCTATAGAGATTCTAAAATCGTATCAGTAATAGAACGGGCTGACTTGTCAAATGAAACAGTAATAGCAGGCAGTGACTTGTAAACTAAAACCATAAAGAGATGAAAGCAATATTAATAGCAACAAAGGAAACAATAGAAGTAATAAAAGCTGGGGAATATACCAACATTTACGTAACAGAGGATGGCAGTCAGTCCTTCTTAGGTGATGAACTTATTCTTCTTGATGAAGTGAAGGAAGAAGCAAAAGAACGGGATTGGGAAGAGGTTAGGATAAATGCTGCAATAGCAACAATGCAAACACTTTTAAATAATCCACAATATGAGAACAAATCAATAATAGCCATAGCTGACATGAGCGTAAGTATGGCTGATGTATTGGTTAAAAAGCTGAAAGGAGAATAATATGGGATGTGATTGTTGTGAAAAATCTAATTACGGGCAAGGGAAATGCTCTGCCAATAGAAAATATAGAGAGGGCTTTTGTGGTATATTACTTGATGGAGAACAAGAAAAGTACATAGAGATGCCTGCCAGTAAAAAGAAAGCTATTGCCAAGCGTAGAAAGAAGAACAAGAACCCTAAAACACATAGGAGGTAATTATGAAATATACATTTTCTAAAATTCATATTTATAGGTGCTTACCACCATATAGTAAATGGTACAGCATAACAACTGATAGTGGAATAACCAAAGACAACATTGTAATTGTTGGTAAAAAACGGTTATTGAAAGTTGCCTTTGCCTTGATACTTATGGTTTTATTTAATAAAAGAACTACTATAACCAGATGATTATGAAACAGACATTGGAAGAAGCGGCAATTGATTTTGCTGATTATGAATTAAGGAACTTAGACAAGCTATCTTTTGTAGTTAATGCAAAAGCTGATTATGACAATGGATTGACGAGAGGTTTTAAGGCTGGTGCAGACTGGCAGTCAAAGCAATCTCCGTGGATAAGCGTGGAAGATAGGTTACCCGGAATTGGTGATATTGTATTAACTAAAGGAACTTACGGATTCCTTATTTGCCATCTTTCACCCTTTGGTGAGTGGAAAACTGAATCACATGTTAATAAAAAGAAATTAGGAATTACTCACTTTATGTATATTCCATTACTTTAACAAAAAATGATTGATATGGGAAAACAACCAATTAGCATACAAGACGCTATACAAGAACTTCGCGACTTGTTCAGAGTTACAAACAGAGGATTTTCAAGTGAAATAGACGGGATATTCTTTATTGACAAAAGGCAATATTCTGCGTTTGAGGTACACATGAAGCTTGAAATGTACTTCAACGACAAGTATATAATCAACGGACTTTGCAAGATATATCCGAATTGTGTGACATATACACGATTTGAGATTAAGAGCATTGACAAGCTGATACCTAACTACAAGCTGATGGGATGTTATACACCAAAAAAGGAGGACTAAATCATGGCGAAAAGTATATTTACTCCAATGGAGAAGTTCAACGAAATTTTGGCGGTCTATAAACTTAAATCGAGTAATATCGGAGAATATGAGGGAAAGCACATCAGAGTATTCCACAATGAGAAGAAACTGTTTGATTACTACCCGTGCCGGATGAAGCTATTTGACTACCACAGTTGGCATCAGCTAAGTTATCCTATGCACGGGAATAAGGATTGGGAAAAGGAACTAAGAACAATAATCGAAAAAATGATAAGACAATGAAAACAGTAGTAGTAACATTGATTGCTTTATGCAGTGTTATGTGTTCAGTAAATGCACAAAAAATCAGAAAAAATGAGATTGATAAGTTTACAAAAGCTCATGTTGTCGAGACGTCAAGACCGTTAGTCAATAAATATCCGGGAATACTATATGCTTCCTTTTATAAAAATGGCGATGACGAGTTTTTACGCCTTTATTGGGAATGTAGTGGTATTATATCTATGGACAAAGGGAACAAAGTTATTTTTCTTGATGTAGAAGGGAATCCATACACATTTTATAATTCTCAGTATATTATGTCAGAGGATATTCATGCAACATCTAATTTAGCGAGTGAATATATTTTAGAAATGTGGCTCGTTGGGGATTTGGGTATATTTGAAGACAAAGAATTAGCAGCAATTAGGATTTATACAAATCAAGGCTATGAGGATATAAAGTTAGGCAAAAGAATAGCAAAACTGAAAGAATTGTATTCAGTTTACAAGTCGGCTTTATAATAATTGTTAATAGTTTGACTTGTTTTTTGGAAGTTTCAAAAATAAAAGCGTTCTTTGCATTGCAATCGAGAGGTGATAGTCTCGGTGATAAACGATATTAGGATTCAATAGCAATTCAACATATAGCTTACATTGGCAACTATCACCTGCAATCGTGCAGCCTGCCAGTGTATAGCAAATCTAAAAGCACTGGGAGTTTTCTCGGTGCTTTTTGTATTTATTGAAAAACATTCTTATATTTGTGGTGGCGATAGGCTGGAGTAGCTACCAGTTGACAAGTCTTTTTACATGCCTTCGGACTTCGCCACCTTTTCTTTTTAGAAGGCATAACTCTTAAAAACAATAAAGGTATGGAAAGACAAACTAAAGGAATCTGGATTCCAATTGAAATTTGGGAAGATAAAAATCTTTCTTGGAATGAACGTATATTGTTGCTGGAAATAGACAGCTTTACTACTAAGGATAAAGACTGTTTCATTAGCAATGAATATATTGCCAATCTATTGAATGTGAGTGAAACGACAGCTAATAAAATCCTTTCATCATTGATTAAAAAAGGCTATGTAATTAAAACAGCATTTGATGGCAGGAGAAGATATGTCAAATCAGCCTTGCAGTTAAAAGCAATCCAGCCTTGCACTTTAGAGCAACCCTGCCTTGCACTTTACGACAACATACCTAATACAAGTAATAATACAATTAAAGAAGATAATATTATCATATTATCTAAGAAAGCGGAAGACAATGCAGAGCATGTAAATGTTAAATCTTTATTAGAATCTAATAATGGCGTTAAAAAATGTTCTAAAAAAAGTAATAACGTTAACAGCGATATTGATTACTTGTATGATTTATACCCAACTAAATGCCCGAATAGAGGAAGGTCAACGGGTAAATGTCGTAAGGATAAGGAGAAAATCAAGTCATTGTTGAAAAACATATCAAAGGATGAACTTGAATTTACCATTAAATCCTATGTTAAACAACAGACTGACGAAGGAGGATGGCTGAAAAACTTCTCTACTTTCCTCAACCAGCTACCCGATATGGGATATGGCAAGGATTCTAATATTATAGAGGGCGAAAATTCCAATTCTTCCTACATAGATAAGAGATTGCAGGAGTTGGACGAGAAAATTGGAAAATATAAGTAGTATAAAGTTAAAATCAATGTAATATGGAAGTAAAGAGTGGAAGAATGTTTGAGAAAGAGATACTTCCTTTCATGGAAGAGGAAATTATGCGAAAACTCCGTACATACAACGTGTACAGTATAAAGGAGTATGAGGACATACGGAAGGCAGTGAGGTCTTCGATAAGGTTTTGTAAGAAAAATAAAATTGTTAGATATGGGATTTAGGAATAGGACAAAACCGGGAGCAGCCAATAGAAAAGGGCATAGATGGATTAATTACCCTAACAATGCACATAGAAAGTGTACAAAATGCGGCTGCTTGCTTGACGTGACTTCTTCAAAGGGAGAAAATTTTTATGTGTATACAGACAATAAAGGTAACAAATCGGCAGAATGCCCTAATTGTATTTGATTATGGAAATAAAGAACGTAGGACAACTTAGAAAAATCATAGAGAACCTTCCCGATGATTTTGAAATCGAGATGCGTGTCAGACGCAAATTGACGGATGAAGAATTGAAAAATTGCAGATACCCTTATCCTTATGATACAGAGTATTTAATTCTTGAATTTGACGATATAGGTGTTTCAAACAAAGTGTTGTGCTTGGGTGTAACTTCTAATGGATGAACGGTATGGAAGTAAAGAATGGAATAATAATAGACGGAGTGCTGCATGAAGCTGTGAATTATCCAAGTGATAATGAATGTACTATATGTTCCCTTCGTAAAGAATGTGAGAAATTAGTAAATCGTTGTGATGAATGGATTTGTAAGCTTATTGATTGCAAGTATTTCGTTAATCGTGGCAAAGTAACGGTTACACTTTCCCGTGAAGAACCTAAAAGCGTTGGAGAAATATATCGAAATGGAGTAAAGATAGATAAGGAGGAATTATGAAATCAAAACAAGTATTATCAATCGAGCAGATGAAGCACTTGCAGGAGCTTGGATTAG